TACAATAAAGAGTTTTATGGTTCTGGACAAATTGGATTCTAATAAAAAACATCCTCGTGAAGATATTGTTGGTAAAAAGATTAATGATTGGCAGGTTATAAAGTGGTTTTACAATCCCTATGGATTTATAGAGGATTGTAAAGACAAATATTTAATTAGGTGTAAATGCGGAAGAGAATGTCGCATGCGTTGGCAATCTTTTACTAGAAAAACGAAGTGTTGTAGAGTATGCAAAATAAATATAAACAAAACAAAGGAAAATATATGAGTAAGAAGGAATTTTTTCCATCTGATGATCTTAAGTTGTTTTTCGACAACTTGTTAAAGGTCAAACAATACGTAAAAGAAGCGGCAGCTTGCACCGAAAATGAGGTGATTAAAGATATTTACGAAAAATTAGATCATATCATCAAGGAGAAAGAATGAAAACACTTTTCTTAATTTTTATGGTCATTGCAGGGTCTGCATATTCATGTGTACACATTGACAGGACCACAAATACATATACCGTAGATCATTACGGATGCATTTGTATTCCAAACTAGAGATATTTACATTGAATTGAGGATAAAAAAGGGTGGAATTAAGCCTATCGATGCAGAAATACCACCCTCAAAACATAACAAAGGAAATCTTGTACTTGTTTTACAGGTATTATTTAGAATCTAATATTTTTTTGCAATTATTTCATTATATCGTACGAAATATGAAAACAACTTTTTCTATAAGGCAATGTTGATATGAGTGAATGGATAAGCGTTAAGGATAGACTTCCAGAATATAATGAAACGATTTTATGCTATGACAATCAAAAAATATATATATTGGTTTTAGGATACATGAAAGTGAATATAATGAACATTGGTGTATTTGTGAAGATCAATGTTGTTCATGCAATGGATGTACTGGTGCAATAACATATTGGATGCCTTTACCAAAACCACCGGAGGAATGATGGGAATATATTATTGCGCAGTTGATTGGAATGAAAAAAAGAGAATAGAACCACCTAGGGATTTTTCTATAAAAGCTCCAGGTATATTTCATCCAACAAATCCATTTCCCAATATGGTAATGATGAAAAATTACCAGGGATATGATTTCGAGTTATTAGATGATTGTGGCGCTGCTTACGAAACTGCATGTGAATTTGAAGATATAACAGAACAGGTTTACAAGGAATTCTTGGACACATTTCCTTTTGCTAAGGATGAGATATACGAACAAAAATCAGATTATACTCATTTAACAAACCTTCCAGATCATCCAAATCAATAAATGAACGAAGAACTTCTAAAACTTATAAGAAAAAAACTCCTTATGTCATTCAAATAAGAGAATCAAATGGATATATAGAAGTAAAAATTCCTTGCACACATGAAGAAATGTCTTGGATTAGATTGGAACAAGCAACAATAGATTGCGAAAATACTGTGAAAAAGTGGCTTTCCTTAGGGGGAAAGATAGAAAACGAAACGGATTATAAGAAATGATCTGCAAAAAATGTAATAATCTTTGCGAATTATGTCCATCCGATTGGCCTTGGCATGATGATTATTGGATTTGTCCTAAATGCGAGTCAACTTATGTAGTGAAATGATCTCAACTCGTAGGTATTACTTATTACTTGAAATGGATAGGAGATATGCAAGATACAATGAGATTGCTTGCACAAAGGATAAATTAACTGCATACAAATGGATAATGGAACGTAGGAATAAAAGGACATGGCAGGAGATGTTTGCGTAAATAATAAATTTTTATTAAATCTGTCTGACTGCTACCCTTAAATGAATTATGAGTAAAGAAAAACCTGTAGAGGAGTTGATAGAAAAAGCTGTCAACTTCTGGGATGTAAAAAAGGTAATCCATATGCTTACCGACTTTAAGGAAATCTACGAATTGTTTAATGTAGATGAAAATGAAGATTGGGTAAGGGATGCGGTTGGTGAAGAAGACCTGTCTAACATCCGCCTAATACGAATGATATACCTTTTATCAAAGATATCGGACTATCATGCATCAGATCTTGTGTTGTTCAAGATGAAATTTCCAAGACTTTGGGAGAACATGGAAAGACAATCCAAGCAAAGTTCTCAGTAAAATATTACCTATATATTATAAAGAAATGTATTAAGATTATGTAAAGCTATCGTGAGTGTGGTGTGGAGATGGTGCGAGGTAACATAATGATATATTATCAGACCTACAAAAAAGTAAATAACTAAGTATGAATTGGATAGATACTTCAGAAAAACTCCCAAATGAATTTGATAGGGTGCTTTTTAGTGACGGACAAATTCAATATGTAGGGTTTTTGCAGAAATACGAAAATTATCGTGGCGTGATGGGAAATATTTGGTGGGCTTCCAATGCTAACGAACTTTCATTGAAGCATTGTCATTACTTGGTAGAAAATACTCCAAAATATTGGATGCCACTTCCGAATTTCCCTAAAAAACAAGATAATTAATAGTTTAAAACGCTAGACAACCCATAAAAAATTCTCTATATTGAATTTTCTTATCTCGGGGTATTTAATGGGTTCATATGACAATCAAGCGTCAGGCTATATTGATCCAAGTGAAGTAAGTGCAAAAAACTTACAACAGATGAAGGATCATTTTTATCAATATGCCTATCCTGCCAATGCTTCTTATTGGCAACAAGGATCAATCGATAAAAGATATAAAGTTGGTGATCAATCACTTTACAGCATGGTGTATGGTGATAATCAATATTTTCAATCTCGTCGTTGGTTTTTCAATTTGATTCGTCGCCATATTAATATGGTCGCTGGCTATCAACGAAAACATCGTAAATCCACTATAACTCTTCCACAAAATCAAGATGATTCGCTATCAGATGACTATAATAAAGTTATAAAATGGTGTGAAAATCGCGATGGATTTCAAGAATACTTTTCACAAGCATTTGAAGGTGCTTTGGACACAGGACTTACATTACTTCATCTGTATCCTGATTATACACTTGATAGTATTTCTTCTGATTTTTTCACAGACCAAATTGCTTTTAATAATTTTTTGATAGATCCACATTGGCGCAAGATGGATTTTACAGATTGTAATTTCATATGGAGACGTCGATGGGTTAATAAGACTGCTGCTAAAGCGTTATTACCAGGTCGTGAAAAAGAAATAGATAAAATATCACCTTCTAGCATGAAAGATGGTAAGTTTCCGCTTCAAGCTGAGTTGTTGAATTTAGACACACATCGATTATTCACTTATGATGAAATCCATTACAGGACTACTCGTGAAGCAACAATGATAATAGACCCCATTTCTGGAGAGACTACAGAATGGGAAGAGGATAACGAGATGGTTGATGGTGAATTAGAAATGATTCTTCGTCAGCAGCCTTGGCTAAAAGTCAAGAAGATTCAAATCCCAACCGTAAAGTTAATGATTGATCTTAGTGGAAAGACTCTATACCATGGTGACAACCTTCTTCACATTGATTCTTACCCCATGGTGCCGCTTACATGCTATCATGAACCAGATATCCAATCCTATCAATGGCGCCTTATGGGTATGGTGAGGAACCTTCGTGATTCACAATATCTCTACAACCTACGTAAGGTAATAGAGCTAGATATAATGCAGTCTCAGATCAATTCTGGATGGATATATCCAATTGACGCTGTCGTAGATCCAAAGGCATTTAGACAATCTGGACAAGGCTTTGTAATACCACTAAAAGCCGGAAGAAGTGCTAATGAAATTCAAAGGATAGAAGCCCCAAATATCCCCGCTAGTATGATAGAGCTATCTAAGATACTTTCTGATGATATCACCAAGATATCAGGAGTAAACGAAGAGCTTCTTGGATCTGCTGAAGATGACAAAGCAGGTATTTTATCTATGTTAAGACAATCTGCCGGTCTTACTACTTTGCAGACTATTTTTGATAAAGCGGATTACTCTCAAAGACTTTATGGAGCAATTAGATTACAAGCCATCCGTAAAAACTTTTCTAAAGGTAAAATTAGAAGTATTTTAGGACATGACCCAGATCCTAGGTTCTTTTCAAATTATAGCCAAAAATATTCCATTGAAGTTGAAGAGGGTAATTACACAGCTACTCAACGACAAACAGAATTACAGCAACTATTGTACTTTAAGGAACTTGGTATCCCAATTTCCAATAAGACAATTATTAATGCTGCGATGATCACCAATAAGAAGCAAGTGATTGAAGATATGCAAGAAGAAGCGCAATCACAACAACAAGCTCAGCAACAGCAAATGCAAGTCCAAATGCAGAAAGATCAAGCTGATATTATGGCTAAAATGGCAAAATCTAAAATGGATACTGCATCTGCTCAAGAGAAAATGGCTAAAGTTGAAGAACTTCAATCGACTACTGAACATAAAAATATTGAATATGATATGAACTTGGTAAAGTTAGCGATGGAACTTGAAGATGTTCAATTCAATCAAATAAAATCCGCCTTCGAATTTGCTCAAGGCGTAAAAATGGCTAATCAACAAAACGCATCACAACAGATGCAAACAACGGGGGCATTATGAAAAAAGATGAAATCGAAAAAGGTTCAAAAGGTCATGGCGGAATGAAATCCCCAGTGATGCCAAAAGAACACTTTGAGCGTACATATCCATCTATGGATGGTGTAGATATGAAATATTGTTCTGAGATGAATGCAGCTGAAGAATACCATAAAGCGAATGAAGGTTTAAGAAATTACGTTCGTTCACATAAGATGAAATATTAGGTGTAAATATGGTTAAAAGCCCTGAATCTCATCCGGGATTTGTCAGAGAGAAAAAAGCTTACAATCCTCATAAAGAGCATTGGGAAGTAAAGTATTCTCCGGAGCCTGGAAAGAATCGTCAAAACCAGATTATGGGTGGTGATTTCGATCCTATGCAATCAAAACATCGCTATAAAATGTATACTCCAGTAAACGAAACGGATACTTGATGAGTAAAAGAAAAACAGCGGGGGAGTTGTCTTTAAAAGCACGAAGCGACTCTACCGTTTATGATCCTCTAGAATTAGGCTATGCATTAACTGATGATGTTATGCCTCAAATTATAGAATGCGCTAAAAGACATCATAATATTTTTGATGAACCAGAATATTTTGTTTGTTTATTTATAGCTTCAGATCCCCTTATAAAAGGGATTCGTAGGCATAAATATGCTGCATTTCTTTATCTACCATCGCCAAGACCTGAGCAAATGTGTTTCTTATATAATAAGATCACAGGTAAGTTGAAAAGACTTTGGTCTCTTCCTAATGCTGCTCATATGGCAATGATTTCTGAATCTACATATGTAGATAAGAAATGGAGACGGACTAAAGCATGGGTAGATGCTTTCTATAACAAGCAATTTTGGGAAGTCATTAGAAAAGAAAATGGATTTAACCATTTATCAGAAATTGAATATTTAAAAGCACATAGGGAAAAGCTCATTCAAGCGGGAGCTAAGGAGTGCCCTCCTGGACTTTCCCAACCCTTTGATTTCGGAAAGATCTCTATCGATCATATCGAAGATACGAAGACAGCCCGCGTTGAGTAAACAGTTCTCAATAACCTTTGGAAGGCATAACACTTGAATAGGCAAATCACATTCAAGATATTTCATCACTTTTTCGTATCTTTCAAATTCTTTTTTTATTAAATCTCTTCTTACAATAACTTCAGTAACTTCACTCATAGGTACCTTATGACAGATGAAAATTTAGAACCCATTATTAAAGAAAATTCTATACCACAAGAAGCCACTCCAGTTCAAGCGGTTCAGGAAAACCCTGAAGAAATTAATTGGAAACGATTCAGAGAAGAAAAAGAGAAGCAAAGAAAGGCTAAAGAAGAAGCTGAAAGAATAGCCATTGAGAAAGCAAAAGAAGCGGAAGCTTTAAAAGCTGCTATGGCTGCACTTGTTCAGAAGCCATCGTACGATCATAATTTAAGAGATGAAACGGAAGAAGATATCATCGAAAAAAGAGTACAAGAGGCTTTAAAAAGAGAAAGGGAAAAAGATGATAGAGAGAGAAAAGAGAGAGAACAAAGAGAATATCCTCAGATGTTGAGAAAGAATTTTAGTGATATTGATTCAATTTGTACTCCTGAAAATCTAGATTATCTTGAGTATCATTATCCAGAAGTTGCCGAACCATATAAACATATGCAAGAAGGATATGATAAATGGGCAGGGATATATAAAGCACTGAAGAGATTTATTCCTAATAAAGATTCTAAAAAAGAAGCTAAAAAAGCAGAGGCAAATTTATCCAAACCGGTTGCAATTTCAAGACCTGGAATGACTCAAACAGGTGATAATGCTCCCCGTATTATAAATGAAACCACTCGTCAAAAAAACTGGGAAAGAATGCAAAGGATTATGAAAGGAACGGGATAAAATTCATGTAAAGCAGCTTTACATTCCATTGTTTTCCCAGTGGTCTAAGACCGGCAATAAATGAGATCCGGAAGGACGTCGAACTTCGCGTGTCGAAAATGAGAGTGAAAGTCTCTCTTGGGAATTTTAATTTGCATTAAATCATTAACAACCTTATCTTGAATTTAGCTGTATCATAAGCTTCGCTAGCTTCAAAAGGCTGTATCAGGTGTTCGCCAACCTAGGCTGTATTTAGTTTTCTCGCCAAAAACGAAAGATTATCTATTTAACTAGGATGAAATATCATGGCTACCGGGATCACAAATATAGATAATATGGCACCCGAATTGCCTTTGCAATTCAGTGAAGACCTATTATCCACTCCTCAATTTAATTTAATTCACAGTTTTGGTTGCGATCTGCATTATGCTGACGCATATATCGGTAAAACAACACGTATGTCTCGTTATGAGCGTCTATCTACTGATGGCGGTCAACTCGATGGTTCTGGTATTGATCCAGCTCCTGAAGTTGTCGTTCGTACAGATATTGATGCTACAATGGAGATTTACGCTAAGAC